ATTCGATCGCCAACCCGCCCTTCGTCGTCTTCACGTCCGGAGGAATCACTTCCGCATCACGCACGCGCGCGGCGTATTCCGCGGCACTCTCGGCGCGGCCGCGTTTAAGGTCGGTCCGCACCTGCGCCCGCACGGCGTTGGGCACGTGGCCCGCCAGGAGATCTAGCCCGTCCTGGTAACTCAGGACGACCCAGTACGCCACCAGGTGCAGCGCCTGGAGCTCGGCGCGCCGCTTCGTCACCTTGGGGCCATCCGCGCGTGCCTTCATCCGCGTGATACGCCTGATACGCCTGATACGTCGGCGCCATCAGGCCTGGATGCGCCCTTCTGCTTGCGCTTCGCGCCTTTCGTGTCGGCCAGTCGCGGCTGCCGGCGCGCCACGACGCCGCGGACAATCGCCAGGACGGTCGTGGCCACGTCGAGCGGCGCCGTCTCGAAGAACGCCACCACCTGATCGACCGGGTTCACTCGTCTGCTCACGTCGTCTCCTTTACTTACCTGGGCTCCAGCGGATGTCGCCCGCGTCGACGGGGTCCGCGACGGCGGGCTGTTTCGCCGCGCCGATCGCTTTCAGTCGCGCGTCATAGGCGGCGCGCAGCGTGTCGAGCTCGTCAGCCGGCATCGTGCCCTTCGCCGCCTTGAGTTGCTTCCCGACCGCCAGCAGCGCGGTTTTCGTGCTGGCCTCGTTGATGCGCGCGGTCCAGTCAGTAGGCTGGACGTCTGGTGCCGCGGCCGCTCCGCCCTTCGCCCAGGCCGCCAGGCGCGCCCCTGAGTCCTCCGTGATCGGTTCATCGAGAGGGAACAGCGCGCGATGCTGCTGCTGCAGTTTGATCGGTTGTGGCACACCTGGCCGATCAGCCATCAAGAGAAAGGACGCCGTGAGCTCATAAGGCAGGTTCTTCTCACAGATGGGAATCCACCCGTGGAGCCCGGTGAGTGATTGCTTCTCGCGGATCTCCATCTTGCCGTCGGCGCCGCGGACCATCTCGATCTTGGGCTCGGCGCGGAAGCAGAGGATCAAGTGCGCGCGCACCTGGAGCAGCCGCTGCACCATCTGTTTGTGCGCGACCTTCGGCTTGATCCACGCGGCCATCTTGCAGCTCTCGCGCTTCTTGTAATCGTCGCCGGCCATGCGCTGGAGCTCGTCCTCTTGCCAGTCGAGGATCCCGCCTTCGCCGGCCCACTCGTGACTGCCCGAGTCGACGATGATGACGGGATAGCCCGCCTTGTCCGCGGCATCGATCGCGCCGCTGTAGGCGTCGGGCCGAAAGGGCGGTTTCAGATCGCCGTGGTCGAAGCGGAACGCGTCGGCGTAGTGCTTCGCGCGGCCGGCCTCGGTGTCGATGACCGCGAATGGTTTGTCGCCGGCGATGCCTTTCGCCAGGCGGAACGCCGAGTACGTCTTGCCGCTCCCGGTCCCGCCGGACAGGCCGACGAGGAGGCCGACGTCTTCGCGCGCGGCGGGGCGGAAGGTGAACGCCATACTAGGCGACCATCACGAGGTGATAGAACCGCTCGACTCTTGCGGCCGTCCGCGCGAGGACGTAGCGCCCCTTGAACTGCAACGCGGGCGTTCGGGCTTTTGAGCCCAGCCGCCGCGCGAGTTCTGTTTTGGTGAAGCCCTCCGACAGAAGGCGGTTGAGACGTCGCCATGTCGGCCCCGCGTTGACGAGAGCGCAATCAGCGACGGCGTCCCGGTCGATCGCGAGGATCCGACGCGCGGCCTGCGCCCGGAGTTGAGGTTTGTCGTGAAACAAGATGTCGGCGAGGACGGTCTTCCCAACGTCTGCCGCGATCGCCACGCTCTTGTAGCCGACACCTTGCCGCGACAGCTTCCTTAGATGCACGCGGACGGCGGCCGACGACACGAGCCCGTTCCAGACGGCCGCGAGCCGTGCGCGGCAGCGCAAACAGACGTCGCCGCTCGAATCCTTCCGCAAGTGCGAACCGTATCGACACGGCGCACCGTTGACGCCCTGACAGGCTCGCCCATAGACGCGAACGCGCTTCGTGCCGTCAGGCGCCGTCCACACTTGCGGCTGACCCGCTTTGCGAGCCGGAAGCGTCGGAGCTTTGCGGCCAGGCAGTACGGCATCGAGTGACAGCCGCCACCTCACCCAATCGCGCCGTGATCGTTCGGCTTCGCCCGCGAGCTCGCGGGCAGTGTCCTTCGCGAGTCGATCGCGCGCGACGACATAGCCGGAATTCGCGGCACGACATTTCGGACACCGGCAACGCGCGGCAACGTACTTCGTCCGCGTGCCGCACGGCATGGCTTGGAAATCCGGCAAGTCAGAAGGTCTCACCGGCACTCCTTCTCGAGCCACCAGGCCTCGTGCGCCATCGGCAGCGACGCGAAGCACGTCCGCCGCGGATAGCCCACCCAGTCCCCGCTCGTCCGGCTCGCGCGCCACACCTCGAGCGCGTAGAGGCACTTCTTTTCGGCGAGCATCATCGCGTCGGGCCCGAGCCCGATCACCGAGAGCGCATACGGCGGATAGGTTTCCTGGACGGCGAACCGGAAGAGGGCGTCATCGAGCCCGGTCAGCTGCCGCAAGCCGCGCAGATACCACGCCGCCTGCAGATCGAAGCCGGCCTGAAACATCGTGCGCGTCCAGGTCTCCGGGTTCGCCGTGGCGCTCGTCGTCTTGTAATCGTCGATGGCGCCAGGCCGCAGCCAATCGAGGCGCGCGCGGCACCAGACGTCGGCGGTCGGATCGCCGGTGAGCTGCTCGATCCAGACGAGCGTTTGTTCTGGCTTGCCGATCGTGAACATCGCGGCGCCGCCATCCCGGTGCCGATCAAGTTGCGCGCGGGCGGCGGCGACCATCGCTTGCACGTCGGTCCAGCGGGCCGCGAGGAGCGGCGTCTGGCCTGCTGCGCGGGCGGCGTCGCGCGCCGCCTTCGCGGCATTCGTCCGCCAGTCCTTCGCGTCGATGACGGCGATGTTCTGGTCGCCCTCGAGGAGGAGCGCGTGCGCGGCGGTGCCGATGTCGAAGTGTTCGGCGTCCTCGTCGACGGCGGCGGGGTTCAGTCGGACGTGCGCGTGCTGGGCATGCGCGGCGGACTCGAGGCAGAGCATCTTGGCGATCGACGACGAGAGGGACGGCTCAGGACAGCAGTCGGCGTGGTAGCGCCAGGCCGGGATGTCGTAGATCCCCGGGGCGGTGATCGGCGTCGGCGCCTGGTCGACGTCGTGCGCGGGGGCGACCGTGGTCTCTGGGTTCATGGGCTCCAATCCCTAATCCCTAATCGCAGTACTCGCGGCTGTAGTCGCGCCAGGGCAACCAGCCGCGCGGCGTGAAGAACCCCCAGTGCCGGCGCACGCGGAAGCGGATGACGAGCGTCCACGTCGGGCGCACGAGCTCGAGGCGGTGCGCCCATTCCGCCGGCCGATAGAGCACCGAGAAGCGCGGCCGCCACGACCGGCGCAGGACTTCGCGGCCGACGACGCGCAGCTCGCCGGTGTAGGCCGACTCGCGCTCTTGCGTCCATTCCCAGTAGCCACTCGAGAGCAGGACCGTCACAAACGACCACGGGTGATCGTGCAGGGCGCGGTCTTCGTCGCTGACGTGCAGGTGATGGAGGTAGACGCCGAAGAGCGGCGTGGCGATCAGGTGATAGCGCGTCAGCAGCGGGCCGTTGGCGGCGTGGCACGAGGGGATCACGCGCTTGGTGAACCAGCGCGGATGCCCGTTGTCGTCGGGCGGCAGGACGGGCGGCCGCGGCGAGAGCAACGTCGTCATGGCGTCACCGTCACCGGCGTAACTGAATCCAAAAAGAATCGGAAATCGAGGACAGCCGGGGCTAGCCCAGCTATGCCAATGCGCGGATTGTCTAGGAAATTGTCGGAAGAGCTAAGCCGGGGCCACTCGGGGAAACGAGTTCTATCCCACTGAAAATCGTAGTGTCGACGGTTCGATTCCGCCCCTCGCCACCACTTCCAACCACTTAACAACAAAGCATTTACGGTCACTTGAGCGCGGCGGTCGTTCGCTGGCAAATCGCTTACCGGCGTAATTCCGGCGTAATTCCGGCGTAATTGGATCACGACCGGCGCCTCCCCGTGAGCGTCTCTTCCATGTCCCGGCCGCCGAGATGTTGATCGGTGAGTTGGAGGTAGCGCTGCGTCATCTGGAAGTCTGCATGGCCCAGCCAGCGCGAGATCTTCAAGAGATCGATCCCCTGTTCCCACCAGCGCGAGGCGCACTCGCGCCGCAGATCGTGGACGTGCAGATCGATCGCCGCGAAGTCGATCGCCGCCTGCTCCGACGTGCGCCCCGCCCCGTCCGGCTGGATCTTCCCGTGCGCCAGGAGTACGACCGTCTCCCACGCCGAACGCGGGTTGTAGAGGCGCCCCTCGTCGTCCCCGAACACGAACTGATCGGGCTTAAGGAACCGCCGCGCCTCAAGTAACGCCCGCAGCGGGCTGGCCTCCGCGAGCCATACCGTGCGCGGCGCACTCTTCCCGCGCTTGAGCGTCACATCCCAACTTCTGAAATTCACGTCCGTGAGCTCCACACGATCGAGCTCGCTGCCCCGCGCCCCGAGCCAGAGCGTCCCGAGCAGCCGCCGCTTGAGCGCCGTGCCGCTGTGCTTGTGATCGGGGGAATCCAGGACGTCACAGGCCGCGAGCAGGGCCGCCTCTTCGCCCTCCTGTAGCCGGCGGGTACGCTGCACTTCGTCGCCGGCCTTGATCTGGATGCCGTAGCGATGAAACGGCGTCCGCGTCAATCGAGGCGGCTGCTGGAACCGGCACCAGTTGATGAAATGCCGCAGCCGCTGCATCAGGCGATTGACCGCCGCCGGCCCGCGCCCGTCCTCGAGCGGCTCTTGCGGCTCGCCGGTCTTGAAGTCCGGCGGCCGCCAGCCCTCGCGCAGCGCCGACATG